AAATCCCAGCACCTGCTCCGGCGGCAGGTCCATGCCCAGGGCGAACCTGCGGATGGCCTCGTTTCGCAAGCCCATGCTGGCCGCGTCAAGCTCGGTCCAGAAGGTCAGCAGGCGCGGCTTGTCGATGGTGTCGTCCGGGGCGGTGACCACGATCGGCACCACGGCACTCGGAGAGGACGGGTCTTCGATCGGGGCCATCATCGCGTCGGCCAGGGTCAGCATGAAGGCGTCGGCATCGTTGGCCGGTTGTGCAGACTCCGCGCCGTCGATCCCGACCTGCTCCGGCGGCGGTGGGAAGCTCATCCCCTGCGGCATGATCAAAATGCCGGACCCGGCCAGCCGGGAGGTGATCTGCGCGAAGACGTGCCGGGTCAACCACTCAATCTCACTGAGGATCGGCAGCAGCGCCTTGAACGGGGAGTCGGCCTCGACCCGGTGTGCCGGGGAGGGCAGCCAGATTCTGATCACCACGTCGGACTCGGTGAGCATCACGGGCGGAATGCCGGAGCCGTAGTTGATCTGCCAGGAGGAGCCGGTGACCTGCATCTCCAGACAGGAGACGATCTCCCAGGTGTCGATCCCTTCGACCGAGCGTCCGACCAGGTACGCCTCGCCAGCGATGGTCAGATGGGTGCCCAGTGAGTCGAGCATCTGGGTCTGGCCGTCTTTGCCGTTGAACAACGCGGCCAGCGCATCGGCAGCCGGGCCGTTGTCCAGCGCCCGCACCACCCCCTGCACCACCTCACCCGCGAACAGTGAGGCGCGGGACACCGAGTGGCCGAAAAACTTGGCCGCGAACCGGGCCTCGCCGCAGATTCCGTAGTGCCGGTAGCACTCACTCTGCCAGTTCTGCGTCGGCTGGTAGATCCGTGCTGCCTTGCCTGCGTACCGAGTGGCCGAGGCCACCATTGCCGAAGTGGGGATCACGACCGCCTCTGGTTCAGCCTTGCGTCGTGGCATCGGTGTCTTTCCGCTCCGTGGTGGGCTTCACACCGGAGTTTCGCACACCGACACCCCCGCGACCAGGAGAGTCAGTCCGTGCCGTCGCTTGGCTGGTCGTAACTTACGAGGATCGCGGCCAAATAGGACAGCGCCCACCAGCCGTTGATCAGCCACCAGGACCAGTGCAGATCACTCAGCCAGGCCCAGCCGACCATGCCCAGGCTCAGGTACGGAGCGATGCAGAAGGCGCACTCACCGAGCTTCTTCCAGGGGCTGTCACCGACTGCGGTGAAGAACTTGAGCCGGAGCCACTCAACCGGCGGGAATGAGTCCCACACCAGCAGCCGGGCCGTCCGGGCAACGGACACCACGGCGACAAATGCGGCGGCGAGCCAGACGTACCAGGCATGGCTCATCCGACAGCTCTCAAATGGCGCTGTCCGCGCATCAGCTTGTTCGGGCTGGCGATGGAGGCAGGTTCCAGCCGTTTCATCAGGTCGGTGCCGCCGTGCACCAGGGCATCCACCCGGTTCGGCGACGCCCCCTGACCGGGCACCCAGCTTGTCATCTCGTCTTCCAACTCGGCCAGCTCGCCGGGCTTGCCGACGTGACTGACCATGTGTCGTTCGTAGCGGGCCACGATCGGCTCGGCCCGCAGCTCCTTGCCGCGCCGGGAGTCGACCAGGATCACCCGGGCACCGCCGTAACCGGAGGTCTCCAGGGTGTGCTTCACCATGTCGCCGCCGTAGTTCTTCTCGGCCACGATGGCGTCGCAGGAGAAGTCCTCGTAGGCCCTGTTCGCCTTCTCCGCCCAGCCGCGCGGGCTGTACCTGCCGGACAGGTCGGCCAGCACATACAGATGCTTGTCGTGACCGATCCCGACGACCACGATGCCGGTTTCGTCGGACAGTTTGTTCTTGGACCCCGCCGGGTCGACGGCGACCACGATCCGCTGCAACGACGGTGCCTCATCAACCCAACTGAACATCTCCCAGGTCCACAGCGAGCCTTCGACATCTTCGAGGACCTCACCGTGCAGCTCCTGACGGCCCAGCCGGGTGCCCTCGAACCGGTCCAGCACGGTGCGCTTGAAGGCGTCGGCCAGGTTGTCGATGTTGGCGTAGGTGGAGACCCGGCGGGTGATCGTCAGCGGGTCCTTGATCAACTCCTTCATCCACTTCGTCGGCTTGGGTGTGGTGGTGGCGACAATCTTCGGCCACGACCCCATCCGCAGCCCGAGCTGCATGGTCGACCACACCTCGTCGACCAGCGGGAAGTGGGCCGGTTCATCGGCCCAGACAAACCCAGCCTGCGGACCACGGAGGCGGTCTGGCTCTTCGGCGGAGAAGCCTTGTGCGATGCAGCCGTTGGGCCAGGTGAGCCGCTTCTTGCTGGGCTCCCAGAGGGGACGTTTGCCGGGTGGGGAGGTGGCCAGAATGCCGGACACGCCCTCGACCATCGTCTCGCGCAGGTCGGGGCCGGTGGCGGCGATCAGGAACAGCCGGGGCACCTTCTCGGTCACCCGGTGGGTGATCTCGCTGCCGGTCCGTGACTTGCCCGCACCACGACCGCCGGAGAAGAGCAGGGTGAACCACTCCTGGGAGTCCATCGGCGGTGGCCACTGGTCGGCTCTGGCGTGCTGGAAGTTCGACCCTGGGTGGGGGTGGCCGTCGCAGGTGCGTCCCGGGACCTTGCAGAAGAACGGGTGCCAGTTGACGCTTTCCAGCCCTTTGAGCATTTCCATCGCCCTGAGCTGTGCGTCGGGCTTCCACTGCCGGAACAGACCGATCAGCTCGGGCGGTACACCTGACAGGTCGCCTGGTGTCGGCGCAGGCATGTCACGCACCACAGACCGTTGTGCAGCCGGGTGGCGTAGACGCCGAGCCGCAGCACGGTGCCACAGCCTCCCGCGCACTTCTGGGTCCAGCGCACCTTCTGCACGTATCCAGTGTAGGAACGGTGACCATTGGTTAGTACACCTCTTCGTCGGTGTTGCCCATCCCGTAGCGGGCGATACCGCCAGAATGATCGACCAGGATGCTCTTGGGGATGCGGGGCTCCACCCCGGGCACCACACCGGTCGGGTCGAACAGGTGCGCCGCTCCTGTCCGCGCCCGGGGCAGTGCCGCCTTCAACTCGTTCACGTCAAGATCAAGATCGCGGGCCAGCGCCTCGCAGACGGCGTGCTGACAGTAGACGGTGTTCGACAAGATGCCGGTCCGAAGACAGGCCTGATAGATCTGGTACGGCATCCAGGCGGCGGTGGTGAACTGAATCTTGGCCCGGAACTCGCCGTAACGGGGGTCCAAACGAAAAGGCACTAGCCCGCCTCGATCTCGTGCACGTCGTCCTCTTCCAACTCGAAAATGCTCGGCTCGTCGATGTGCGGAATCATCGTCGCCGTCATCCGCAGCACCCAGTCCTCCAGCTCGGACTGGGTGGGGGAGTGCACCACCAGCTCGGTCGGGGCGTCCAGGCCGTACAGCTTGGCGTGCCGGTCGATCAGCTCACGAGCCCGGGAGACGGCAGACAACTGCTCCGGGTCGTTCGGGTCGAGCGCCCTACCCCAGACCGACCTGAGCAGCCGTTCCAGCCGGGCTCCGGCGATGGTGCGCATCTTGTCCCGGTCCTCGGTGGCGTCGAGCTGTTTGATCAAGGCCCGCTCGACGGCCAGCATCGCCGCACGCGGAGTGGGGAATCCGAGTGCGAGGGCGATTTCGGTCCAGGTGGCCCCGGACAGCCGCAGGGACAGTGCCGCGTCGGCCTTGCGGTTTCTCGGCAGCCAGGTGGTGGCCCCACCGACCCGTCCTTCACGGACATCGGCCACCCCGGTGGGGTGTGACGAGTCCTGCCGTACAGCCACTGTCTTCCTCCTACCGTTAGGTACCTAACGGGAGGATACGACTACGTTGTTGCCGCTGCTACTGTTCGCCCAGAAGGACGGCCACCCCACGAGGGCGGGGCCATGACGGTGTGAACCCGAGAGCAGGTTAGATAGTGGCCCGTTGCAACTGTGGAAACCAGACGTGTAGCTGCATCATCACGGGCGGCGAAGGCATCACCGTCACCGGCAACGGCACCCCGAACCGGCCTTACGAGATCGAAGCCGAGTCCGCCCTGCTGCTGGCCGACCAGCTCGGTGTGGTCGACACCCCGACGCTGAATCTGACCATTGCGGGGACCGGAGCACCGGGCAGCAAGATGATGTTGTCCGGTGTCGCCACCCAGGCGATGACCGGGTTGAAGGATGTGAACGACCCATCCCCGCCGACCAACGGTGACGTGCCGACCTGGGTGAACGACCACTGGGAGTTCAAGCCGGTCACCGCCTCCTCGTCGCTGCCGGTGTTCACCTGGGGCACCGCGCCGCTGGACGATTTCGGGGCGGTCGCCAACTCCACCCAGGGCCAGGCGACCTACCTGGACTCCGGTGGCAACCTGCGGGCTCAGCCGCTGGTGATCGACACCTCGGTGCTGCTGACCAACGCCGACCCGATCAGCAAGTACCCGGTCGGAGCATCCGTCTACGCCCTGAGTGCCGCCCAGGCCGGATCGGGTGGCTGGCCGGTGTCTCAGATCGGGACCGTACTGACCGATGTCCGGGCCGACTCGCTGAGCGCCGTCCAGTGGTACTACCGGGGCAGCAATGCCCAGGCCACAACGGATGCCCGCTGGCGGGTGTGGTCGACCGCCTGGGGGCCGTGGCAGCGGGCGGTGTTCACCCCGGACACCCCCGCCGACGGCCAGGTGCCGGTGTTCCGCAGCGCATCCGGTGGCTTCAAGATGGAAACTCAGACCGGTGGCGGGGGCAGCTCCTTCGTGGCGACCGAGCTGGGAGCCGGGGACCTCAACGCGATCGTCACCCCGGGGATTTACACCCAGAGCGACAACGCCGAGGCGGTCGTTGGGCTGAACTATCCGATCGCGCTGGCCGGGCTGGTTGAGGTGTACGCCACCCCGGGCAGCCCCGCCGAAATCTGGCAGCGGTACTCGGTGTACGGCGCGACCAGTGCCCCGAACCTGATCTATCAGCGCAGACGCTCCAGCGGCACCACCTGGTGGCCGTGGGTGGTCATTTCCCCCCAGTCGCTGCTGTGTGCGCTGAAAAACACCACCACGATCGACGCCTCCAGTGGCACCAACAAGTTCACCGCCTGGACCACCGACTTCGACCCGATGATCATGTACCAGGGCTCCGGCAACATCACCATGCCGATGGGTGCCCAGTGGGTGACCTTGACGGCTTCGCTGGCCTGGTCGTCGACGAACGTCCGGCGTTTCATCCAAATCGAGTCGGGCACCGGGGCGGCGGGCGGCACGGTGGTGGCCCGCTCCGAAGGGGTGGGCGCGGTGACACCGAACGCCTACAGCGTGCTGAACGTGACTCGTTCGCTCAAGGTGACGCAGGGGGACAGTTTCTTTCTCGCCGTCTACGCCCAGACCGGTGGCACCGGCTTCATCCAGGGGGCCACCTCACCCACCTCGTTCAGCGCCGAGGTTCACTTCAACTACTACACCTAGGGGCTGTCATGACTTTCTTCGACATTGCTCGACTGGCCGACGACGCCGACTTCCAGCGCCGTGTTGCGGCCTGCCGGGTGGGCGAGGTGCCGAACGTCGACCCGTGGCAGTGGGTGAACAACAACCGCTGGGCGATGGCCGGTCAGCCTGGCTTCGGTGACGCCTACGGCTACGCCATCCTCAACGACAACCCGAACCCCGGCTCGGACGACACGGTGATCACCGACGCGATGATCCTGTCGGCGGTGCAGGCGCTGATGGCTGCCGAGCTGCCGCCTGAGCCGGTCCAGGCGACCGGTGCGACGGCTGGCATTCCGGGCATCTGGACCCCGAGTGGCTCGGTGCCACCGGCTACGGCGGCGGAGGCGGCGGGCATTGTGGCCAGCCCGGACACGCCGTGGACGACCGGTCAGTTCATGCAGGGTTCGACCGACGGTGCGCCCGGGCGGATGACGTGGAGCGGCATCCACTGGGTGGGTGGGGTTGCGCCGTAGTCATGGCACATCAGGCGAACGTGTCGTGGCGGGGCTGGCGGGTCTGCTCGTGCCTGATCACGATCATCGAGGACATGTTCGAGCCTCGGATGCGGGCCGAGCGGGGCTGGGCGTCTGACCGCAAGGTGAAGATTTTCCAGGCGTCCTACAACGCGGGCGGCGTGTCAGCGTCAGCCGGGACGCACGACCAGGGTGGCGCGCTGGACACCGAGAAGATGAGCGACACCGACACCATCATCATGCGGGAGTGCGGCACCACGTCGTGGCAGCGCGGGTCGCCGGAGGACTCCTACTTCGACGACCACAACCACCTGATCGCGATCGGCTGCCCGGACCTCAGTTCGGGTGCGGCGGATCAGGTGCAGGACTACAAGAACGGCAAGGACGGGCTGGCCGACGGCGGACCCGACAAGAGCCCGGACGTGCCCTACACGACCTGGCAGGATGCCCTGGAGAAGTACCAGGCAACAGAGGGAGGGGTGCTCGGGATGACCGACGTAACGAAGTTCACCCGCAACGACGACCAGCCGTACGCGGCCCCGGTGGCCACCGACGACGATCAGTGGAAGCTGGTGAAGATCGGCGACGACGGCGAGCTGAGTCTGATCACCGGGCCGGTGGACGCCTATGCCGTGACCTGCAGCGTGGCGGTGACCGGGCTGCCGCTCGGGGTGCCCGCCCAGTTCAGGTTGCGTGCCGTCTTCGACTACTCCGACGACCGGGCCACCACAATTTCCAGTGACGGCTACCCGATCACCGAGGTGATCGGCACCGAAGGCACCAGTTTCGGCAACGTGGTGTTTTTCAACAACCTGACCACTAAGCCGCCGTCTGGGGCGAAGACGAAGCTCCGGCTGTATGTGCGCCCACCGGACGGGGTGGACATTGTGGTCACCAAGGTGATCAGCCGGGTGCTGACCTGATGGATGCCGACCTCGATGCCGACGAGCGGGACAATCTGCTGGACGAGCAGTACCCGATCCTGACCTTCTTCGGGGTCGATCACCTCCGACCCGATCTGATGGAGGCGTCCCGCCCGTTCAAGCGACTGGCCTACCAGCTCGCCCGGTCACTGCCGCGCAACCCGGAGACCACGGTGGCGCTGCGCAAGCTGCTGGAGTCCAAGGATGCGGCGGTGCGTTCGGCGCTGAGCAGGCGGCTGTCCTGATGGCGCTCACCGGGTCCATGCTCAAGGCCATCGCGGCGGCGGTGGACGGCGGCGAGACGGGCACCAAAGTCGCGTCCTGGGACACCTTGGCGGCGGACTGCAACGACGCCTGCCTGCTGCTCGGGTTTACGACGTACACCGGCTACGCGACGCTGATCGCGAACTGCTGCCAGGAGTCGGACTACTTCCGGACCACCGAGGAGTACGACCAGAACAACAGCTACGCCCCGTACTACGGGCGGACGTTCATCCAGGTCACCTGGAAGGACAACTACGCGGCGTTCGGCAAGTACGCGGTGAAAAACAAGCTGGAGGGGGTCACCGACGAGGACTGGTTCGTTGACGACCCGGACCGGCTGGCCCCGGTCAAGTGGGCCTGGTGGGGGCCGTGCTGGTACTTCTCCAAGACCTGGGACGGCGAAACCCTGGTGGAGATCGCGGACACCTGGGATGACCCGAACACGGCGGTGGCGAAGGCGATCAACATGGGTGACCCGCAGTCGCCGAACACCCCGGGCGGGATGAAGGTGCGCGACCAGTTGTACGACAAGGCGATCAGCTACGGCTGGGACCTGATGCCGTCGGGAAGCCGGGGACCGCTCGGGCTGGGCACTGTCACCAAGTTCACCCGCAACGACGACCAGAGCTTCGCCGGGGCACCCGTCGTGTGAGTGCCAGACTGGGTGTTCGGCGTGCTGATGTTCGCGGTGGCGATGATCGGTCTGCTGGTCGCGATCGGCTGGGGAGACCCGTAGCCTGCACGTCATGACGGCGACCCGCTCGATCATGCTGAGCTGCGACCACGGGGTCAACGGTGGCACCTGCCACCAGACGCTGGTCGTCCACGAGCCGCACTACGGCTCGGCGCGACATCTGGCCCGCAGGTCGGGCTGGCGCTACCGGGCGGGCAAGACGCGCAAAGAGTCTCAAGACTTCTGCCCGCGCCACGCCGACGAGGGCGTGTGAGGTGTGGGAGCGGCGGACCACTGGGGACCTGCTGATCCTGATCATCTCGATGACGGTCTGCGGGGCGGTGCTGCTCGGCACGCTCGTCCTGGGAGCCATCGCTATCGTGCAGCCCGGCACGGACACCTCAGCCGGTGCGGCGACCATCGCGGGCGTGCTGAACGTGCTGATCGGGCTACTGGCTGGGTTCCTGGCCGGACGGACCGACACCCACCTGATCCTGGGGCGCGGCCAGATCGACGTGGAGCGGAAGCCGGTTGATGAGCAACCCGATCACGTCTAGGCCCTGGCTGGGCTTCGGGCTGGCCGGTGTGCTGGCCGGGGTCGCGTTCGCCGGGGCGGTAGTGTCCGGTCTGTCCGGGGGCAGCCCCAGCCGACCTCCAGTCCCGGTGGCTGTCCCTGGACCCCCCGGTCCGTCAGGGCCTCCCGGGGTCGATGGCGTCGATGGTCAGGACGGGACTGACGGCACCGACGGGGAGAACGGCAGCGACGGGGACAATGGAGCAGACGGCACAGACGGGCTCCCCGGCCCGCGCGGATTGACTGGTCCCCCCGGTCCCGCAGTGCCGGGTCAGGCAGGTCCGACGGGACCCGCTGGCCCTCGTGGCCCGACAGGAGCAACCGGCCCCCCCGGTCCTGCCGGGTCACCTGCCCCGATCCCCTCGGACCCCTCCCAGGTGTTCTGCCCACCCGGGTTCACCTTCGGTCGGATCGAGGTTCACCAGCGCGCGCCGGAGGATCAGGACCTTGCGATTTGGGTCTGCGTGCCGGACGATCAGCCGGGTGGAGGCTGAGGGTTTGACGGTGGAGACGCCGTTTGACGTGGTGGTGGTCTGTGCCCTGTCCGATCTGTCCCGGGCGTTCCGCAGGCATCTGGCGGTGGGGCCGATGTACGCACGCATCTTCGCCGAGCTGGTCGAGATTGAGGAGCGATCGGATAGCGTCGGAGGATGAATCAGTCCTGGATGGTGCCCGCGATCCTGGTGATCGTCGTCCTGCTGCTCGTGTTCGCGCTGATCGGCATCTTCACCTAGAACCGGTCCCGGTAGCGCGCTGCCGTCTGCGGCTGGGCGGTCGTCGGGTACAGCTCGAACCTTTGGGTGTAGCCGCCGATGTTGAAGTACGTCTCGTAGAGCACCCGGCCCCGGGTTTTGCCGCCGTAGCGCAGCAGGTAGCTGTGGAAGGCGTTGATCAGCTCCGGTGACTCCCCACCGCCACCACTGCCTGCGGTGGAGTTGCCCCATTCGGGGATGGCCAGCGGCTTGCCCCGCCGGTACGCCTGCTGCCGCATCGCCTCCACCCGGTCGATGAAGGTCGACCCGTCAGGGTCGTGCGGCCACTCGTTGTAGACATCCACCCCGAGCACGTCGAAGGACGCCGACGAGGGGAACATGGCGTCCGGCACGGTCCTGCCACCGACCGCGTTGAGCACCAGCTTCACGCCGGGGAACTCACGTTTGAGGATGGCGGAGGTGCGGGCGTAGCCACGACGGAAGTCGGCCATCCCCTGCTCGGTGCGGGTGACGCTCCAGGGCATCCAGTCGCCGCTGAACTCGTAGTACGGGTTGGCGTAGGTGGTGGCCTTGCCTGCGCGGAGGGTGGCGAGTCGTCTGCCCAGCGCCGTCCAGTAGGCGTCGTTGACTCCGTTGGCTTCCGCCGCCCAGCCGTACCAGCGTGGCGGTGACATCGACACCGACATCGGTCCGGTGAAGTTGGCCCACTCCCCGCAGCCACCGCAGCCTGCGATGGTCGGTCCCAGCGGGTACAGCGCAGGGTCGTTGACCCAGGTTTGGCCGATTTCGACCCGGGAGCCGCGCCAGGTACCGAAGCTGCCGTTCGCCGCCTCTCGTCCGGCAGCCCCGGACAGCCAGCCTGGGGTGCCTGCCTCGGCGGGGACCGGGGTGAACCAGAGCAGCAGGCTCAGCGCCGATCCAGCAGCCAGAACAGCCGATGCCGGTCGTCTTCGCCGGGGATGTCGAACCACTGGGCCATCTCCTCACCGGTCAACGTCACCATCACGGTGTGCGTGACCGACAGCGGCTGGTTCTCCAGTTCCGGCAGTGCGCTTGAAGAGTAACCCGTGCCGAGCAGGGCTAGGTCGCTCTCCATGAGCTGTTCCAGCAGCGGGCCGAGCAAACCCTGGTCGAGCAGGGCCAGCCGGGCAAGCTGGTTGTCGCCGAGCAGGATGCGCAGAGCCGTCTCGTCGTCGATGTCGAGCCAGACGACAGGGATCTGGGTGGCGTCCAGCGACAGGCAGGCGGCGTAGGTGGTGTTCCCGGCGACGATGTGCCCGGTGGAGCGTTGGGCGTAGACGGGCCGGTACATGCCGACCACCTCGATGGAGGTGGCGATGGCGTCGATGTCGCCGCTGGAGGGGTTGTCCGGGTGCTGGCCTACGTCGTTGATGTCTTCCATCAGAATCTGGAGGCTCTCGTGGAACCGGACCTGCCCGGAGACGGTCATTTGGCCTTCCCGCACATCTTGCAGGGGGTCGCCTTCCTCGCCGCAGCCTTTCTAGCCGCAGTTTTCTTCGGATCGGCCTTCTTCGGCTTGGTCCCGGACTTGACAGCGGCATTCGCCTTCTTGGTGGCCTTCATCGTGGCGGACTTTTTCAGTTTTGCACTCCGCGCCGCACCCGCTTTCGAGCAGCAGGCCATTATTTGCCTTTCCCGCAGACCGTGCAGGGCTTGGCAGGCTTGCTGGTGGCCTTTTTGGCGGTCGCCTTCTTCGCCTTCATGTGAATATGCTTCCCGCCGCCTTTACTGGCCTCGTCGGCAGCCTTTTTCGCCTTCTCAAAGCTGGCTTTTTTCATGGCCACCCTTTTAGCGGAGCAGCAGGACAGTTTTTTCGCTGTGACGACCATGCCAGGGAGCCTACGACTTGAGCACCTCGACCCTGTGGACGTGGGGCAGGTGCCCGCAGGAGCAGACCTCCAAGCCGCTCATCCCCTTCTTGCCTCCACGCCAGGTGACGCAGGTGCACCAGTCGACCTCACAGCCACCACGCGCGGTCGGTTTGGGCTTTTCCTGGACGTTCATCAGAACGCATCTCCGCACTTGACGCACACCCTCGACCCGAACCTGTACTTGCCCTCGTGCTCACAGACGGTCTTCGCCCTAGTCTGCACGGGTTTGGGTGGTGGCGGTGGGACTTGTGGTCCGGGCGGGTCGGGTGGTACTGGCTCGGGCTTCACCGTTCTCACCTTCACTCTCCGGGTTGCTGCGGTGGTTGAGTAAGCCTCCTGGACTGGCATGGTCACCGTGGGCAGCACCGGGACCTCGCTCTCGTCCAGCGCATCCACGATCACACTCCGAATCCACCTCTCCCTGGCGACGAGTCCCCGAGCAGCGTCCACCCGCGCAAGCAGCCGGTCGTCCAGCCCCACTTTGATCCTGGTGTCGGTCATGCCCCCAACCTACCCCAGATGGGGGCAAATGGGGACACCGATTCCATCCCAAAATCCTGGATGTGTACAGACCCGACTAGCGGTGCCCCCCAGGGCCGCCGGGCGGGGTGGGGTGGGTAGGGCCTCCCTCCGGCTCCCCTAGTTACGGTCAACGGCTGGCCGGCCGCTCCTGTAGTTACCGCGTTAGGCACCTAACGGCTGGC